TGGCTGATACTGATCAAGGTGGTATCTGGGGAGATTTTTCTCATATAGATAATTTTCAACCAAGTCAAGTTGCAATTGATTTAAAGACTTTAGTTAAAGTTAGGAATGTAACTGTAATTTTAAATGAAGTATCAATGCCAGGTGCAACTGGTGATGGTACAGGATTTCCTCAAAATTTCGGTACTTGGTGGAGAAGTTGATATTTATTATTTAACAATTTAAAAACTAAAAACTTAAAAATATGTATTATTTAATTTATGACAAAGAAACAAAAGAAATAAACAGTATTAACGAAGTTACTGAATATAAACCTTTTTATAATACGGAAGTTTATGAATATAAAGAATTTGATACTATGGATTTATTAAATGAGTTTGTACAAGAAAATAACTTAATTTATTTAAATCATAATGGTTTAATTTATCCTATATTAAAATAATATAAAATGAAAATGAAATATGACAAACTTCTAAATAAAATTAGAGAAAACGATGTCTTGGAGATTTTGACTTCAGCAAATAGTTATACAGATACCAAAGCATCTGAAACTTTAACTTCAGCAAATGGTTATACAGATACCAAAGCATCTGAAACTTTAACTTCAGCAAATAGTTATACTGATACCGAAGTATCTGAAGTCTTAACTTCAGCAAATAGTTATACAGATACTAAAGCATCTGAAACTATGAATAAAGCAGATTATCTTTATTCCTATGGCGTAGAATGGGATGTTACTGTTGCATCACCAGACCTAAAAAGAATAGGAAGCTATGATCTTCATAGATTACTTCCTATACAAAGTAAAATGAAAGGTTGTCTTCTTGATGATAATGGAAGAGTTACAGAATATTTAAATCCTAATGACTGGTCTGCAAATGATTTATCTGGAGCTTCTGGACAGGTAATGGTCGAAATTCCGCAACATTATAGAAAATTTAATACATTGGGAAATATTAGACAATGTTTATTATCTGAATATCCTTTAAATGGTTATCATCTAGTTAAAAAACAATATATATCAGCTTTTGAAGCTTCAATTCAAAGAAGTACAGGAAAACTTTGTTCTGTGAAAAATACAGATGTAGATTATAGAGGTGGTTATGATCAAATAGCTTGGGATGGTACATATAGATCTCAACTTGGTATGCCAGTTACTAGTATTAATAGAACTAATCTTCGTATAGCCGCAAGAAAACGGAATAATTCTACAACTGCTGAATGGAATTGTATGGATTATAATATGTATAAAAATGTTGCATGGCTTTTTATTGTAGAATATGCTACATTAAATTCTCAAAAAACATTTAATGCACAAAAAGAAGCAAATGGTTTTTCACAAGGAGGATTAGGAGATGGTGTTACAAATATTAATAGTACAAAATGGAACGACTTTAACAGTTATTATCCTTTTATACCTTGTGGATATACAGCAAGTTCTGGAAATAATACTGCAATAAAATTATTTACTATGCCATTTGAATATGACGCTGGTAAGAAAACACCTTATTTAGGTCAATTTAGTCTTACAACACAATATCATGTAAATGATTGGGTTTCTTCTGGAAATGATTTATATAAATGTATTCAAGATTCTTTAGGAAATGAAATAACAAATACAGAATATTTTACTAAAATTGATCAAACTTTAGAAAATTATCAAGGCATATTTAGTCTTGATATACAATATTATGTGAATAATTATACCTCTTCTGGGAATGATCTATACAAATGTATTAAAGATTCTTTAGGAAATAATATAACAAATACAGAATATTTTACTAAAATTACACGAACAACTACTAATATACCTACATATAGAGGAATAGAAAATCTATTTGGTCATATCTGGAAAATCACAGATGGAATAAATATTGATATAAAGACAGATATCGACGGTGGTACTTCTAAAGTTTATGTAGCTAATGATCCTTCAATTTACAATGATAATAATTATAATGGATATGAGTTAAGAGGATTGGAGTCACGTGTAAGTGGATTTACTAAAGAAATGATTATTGGAGAATTTGGTGATATTATACCTATTTTATGTGGTACAGCAGATTCTGGTTCTTCTTCTTTTTGGTGTGATTATCATTATACTTCTCTTTCTTCGAGTTCTCTTCGCATGGTTCTTTTTGGGGGTCGTGCGTTTTCTGGCTCTTCTGCGGGTTTCGGCTCTGCTCTTTCTCTTTCTGTTCCTTCTTCTTCTTATGCTAATTTCGGCTCTCGCCTTTGTTTTATTCCTGATACAATTTAAATTTAAAGCAATGAAACAGGTTGATCATCTTTATATAGTTCTTTTTAGGGGTAATGCGAATAATAGCTCTAATGCAGGTTTCAGCTATGCTAATTCTAATTATGTTCCTTCTAATTCTAATGCTAATATCAGCTCTCACCTATGTTTTTCAAAAATAATAAGTTATTATAAGATGATAACCTTACCTCTTGGTAAAAAACAACAAATTCAAAAAAGTACTAGTAAAATAAAATTGAACGTTCTTAATATGAAAAACAAATAAAAATGAAACGTATAAATAATTTATATAATAAAATTATATCAATTGAAAATCTTAATTTAGCTGATAAGAAAGCAAGAAAAGGTAAATTGCATTCTTATGGTGTAATTCATCATGATTTAAATCGTGAATCAAATATAATTGCTTTGCATGAATTGTTAAAAAATGAAACATTTAAAACTTCAAAATATTATATTTTTAAAATATATGAACCTAAAGAGCGAGAAATTTATAGACTTCCTTATTTTCCTGATAGAATTTTACATCATGCAATAATGAATATATTAGAACCTATTTGGATGTCTATATTTACTAAAGATACATACTCATGTATTAAAAAAAGAGGTATTCATGGATGTATGAAAGCTGTAAAATTTGCATTAAAAGATGTAGAAAATACAAAATATTGTTTAAAAATAGATATAAAAAAATTTTATCCAAGCATAGATCATGATATTTTAAAATTGATTATACGAAAAAAAATAAAATGTAAAGACACATTATTATTACTTGATAATATTATTGATAGTGCTCCTGGCGTTCCAATTGGTAATTATCTTTCTCAATATTTTGCAAATTTATATCTTGCTTATTTTGATCATTGGATTAAAGAAATTAAAAAAATTAAATATTATTTTAGATATGCAGATGATATGGTATTTTTACATAGTGATAAAGATTTTTTACATAAATTATTATTAGATATTGATAAATATTTAAAAGAAGAATTAAAGTTAACACTAAAAAATAATTATCAAGTATTTCCTATTAGTGCACGAGGATTAGATTTTGTGGGATTTAAATTTTATCATACATATACATTAATAAGAAAAAAAATAAAACAAAATTTTTGTAAAAGAGTTATTTTGATAAATAAATTAAATGATATTTCTGATAAAGATTATAAACAAAATATTTGTAGTTGGCTTGGATGGACTAAATATAGTAATTCGAGGCATTTATTAAAAACAATAATTAAACCAAAATATTATGGAAGCATTTTATGATGTTGAACCTCAAAAATTAAGCAATGTAAATAATGGTAGTTATATTTATAGAATAAATATTCAAGAAATAGAAATACCTGCATTAAATGAAAATGAAACAATTACACAATGGAGATGTGATGAATTTGTGATATGGGGAATTATTACAAGTAATAAAATAACTGATGCTGTAATAAATTCTTTATGGAATAAAGATTATGAGCAAAAACTTATTAATGATTATAACTCTGCTAAAGAAGGAATTTTTGATGAACAAAAAGCAAATGAAAGTGTAGAACGTTATTTGCAGTTTTTAACAAGTAGAAAAATAATTAAAGAACAGATAGATAATGATTGTATAGAATTAAATATTTTATAAATTAAAATAATAAATAAAATGAATATATTAATAATAGTTTTAATAATAATTTCTGGTTTATGTAGAGGATTACGTGAGATTATACAATTTAGATATAATAATTTTAAACAAATTTTTCCTAAAATAAATGATTTTTGGTGGAATCCTGCCCTAAGCTGGAAAAATAAATATAAAGATGAAGATCCTACTAAAGGAGAAAAGTTTTTATTTTCTACAACATTATTTGTATTTGTTACAGATGCTTTTCATTTTTTAGCATTTTTAGAACATTTATTTATTTTCACCTCAATGGGTTTGATAATATTAATACTGTTAAATAATGCAATAGGCATTATAATTGGATATTTATTATGGATGATATTTTCTTTAAGTAATCATATAATAATAAAATTTTTTAATTTATAATATTATGAGCGAATTTAATGAGAAATTAATTTATACTACTATACGTAATCTAAATAAAAATCCTGATCTGATAATAGAAGAAACCATAGACAATGTTGAATATATTTATCTTTGTTATGCTTCACCAAATAACTCTAGCTTAGATGTTAGTACTTGGAGTATATGTAGAATAGAATCTTATGAATCTGATGGTGTAAAATTTACAATATATAAATGGCCTGATGGTGTAGATAAATATAATTATTCTGTTACAAATAGGCATGATTATAATTATTTAATGAGGAAATTTGTGATATGAAAAAATTCTTAAGATTTATTAAAGATTGGAATGAGATATTATCTATTCCAGTAGCATTGATACTATGGTTTACTTTTCCTTATATTATAAGATTATTTGATCCTACTGCTGCAGTTTATGATTCTGGTATATTACAACAAATAATATATGCTATAATAGCTGTATTGACATTTCATGGATTAGCTTGGTTATTAATAAAACTAACTTTTCCTAAGTTATATAATTATCTAGATAATGAGTTTGAAGATTTATTTACTAATTTATTTAGCTCTGAATGGGAAAAAACAAAAATATCTTTATCTATATTTGCTTTATATTTCTTAGCTTTTATTCTAACGCTCAAAACAATTGCTTGATATATCAAGCTAATAAATATGTTGGTGTTAGAGAAAAAACTGGAAATAATGATGGTTATGAAGTAGAGTTATTCTTAGCTTCAACTAATTTAAATGCTGGATATCCTTGGTGTGCAGCGTTTATAACTTATATTCATAAACAATGTAACTTAGATATACCAGAAAGTCCTGCTTGGAGTCCATCATGGTTTCCTAAAAATAAACTAGTAAATAAATATGAAGCTAATCCTGGAGATGTTTTTGGAATATATTTTAGTGATAAAAAACGTATAGCTCATGTAGGATTATGTGAAAAAATTGATGATGTATATATGATAACTATTGAAGGAAATACTAATAAAGCTGGTAGTCGTGAAGGAGATGGTGTATATAAAAAACGAAGACCACTTAGAACGATATATAAAGTAGCACAATGGTACGAATAATAAAAATAGGTTTGTTGTTTATTTTAGTTGTTATACTTAATTCTTGTTATACTAAGAAACAGTGTAATAGATTTTGCGATAATAAAACGGAAATCATTATAAAAGATTCTATAATTACTAAAATAAAAGATACAATAATATATGTAAAAATCAAACCGGATACATTATTTAATGTTGACACAATAATTATTATAAATAATAAAGTAATAAACACACCAAAATCTATATTACAAAATGAGTTTTCTATTTCTGAAGCTTGGATAAACAATAATAAATTAAAGCATAACCTAGTAAGTAAAGATACCACATTATTATTCAGATTAGATAATGCTTTAAAAGAAACAGAATATTATAAAAATGTTGTAGTTAAAACCTCACAAGAAGAAATCTATGCATTAAGATATAAAATAAAACATAAAAATAAAATAATACTAATATTATCTATATCTTTGTTAATAATGATTGAATTAAAATTTAAGTTTATTTCTAAATTTTTAAAATAATATAATTATGGCTACATTAAGAGAATTAAGTTATAATGTATATCAGTTACTACGTGCAAATGGATTTGATGATGATGATATAGATATACGCACATGTATGTTTTGGATAAATAATGAACGTGCTATGTTTTTAAAACAATATCTTAATAAAGTAAGAGCTAATGGTAATTTAACCGTACCAGAAGAGTTTTATCAAGATTTAGGAATATATGAGTTAGAACTTATAGAAGCAGATCATTTAAAAACATCTTTAAATAGAACTAAAAATCCTATACCAGAGATAATGTTTAATGGGAATAAACCATTAATAAAAATATATAACTTAGATTTAAGAACATCTTTAATCAAAGTATTAGATAATTATAATATAAACGGTGTTGGTGGAGGATTATTTAATAGACATATGTTATATGCATTTTTAGATAATACCAATAAAGTATGTATAACGGGTTATGATAATAATACTTATGCAAATAGAATAAAAAATATAAATATAAAAGCTGTATTAAAAGATCCAATGGACGCATCCAATTTTACTTTAGATTCAAATTATCCAATTGATTTATCTTACGTACCATATCTAGAAGATGCTATAGCTAAAACTTATATAGCACATTTATTAGGTATACGTAATGATCCAGTAAATAACGCAAAAAATGATTTAAACTAATGAAAGCAACATTTAACAATACACAAATAGCCCAGTTTTATAAAAAAGAAAATAAAACAAACTTAAGTGCAAAAATCATTAGGGATATTATATATTCCTATTTTGATTTAATTACTAATGATATAGCTTCAGGTAAACGAGTAACTTTGACATATTTAGGGGATATAGTAGTTAAAAAAAAGAAATTAAATTATGATAGAACAGATAGATTACCAATAGATTTTTATAGAACAAAAAAATTACGTAAAGAAGATGCCGAGTTTAGAAAAAATAAAGGTGTAGTACGTTTATTAAATGAACATAGTGATGGTTATGTAGCACATTGTTATTGGATAAAATTATATAGTCCATTAGAAAATTCTCAGTTTTTTAATTTTACACCATTTTACACATTAAAAAAGAAAATATATAAACAAACTATTGATAATATTTATGTATACGAAGATTATATAAAAGGATTACCATGAATTATTTTAGTATTGGTTATATTAGAGAACAACTTGTATCTTTAGGATTTGATACTGCCGATTTATATGATAATGATCTTATAGAATGGATAGGTTCTGCATTAATGATATTAGAAAATGATTGTGTATATGAAAAAGTAGTAACTAATGGTGAAGATGGTAATCCTTCTCCAATACAAATAATTAATCATAATGGTGATTTTCCAGACGATTTAGTAAAATTAGATCTTGTAGTAAACAAAGCTACTGGATTAGCTTTAGTTGAAGAATTATCTGTTGTACCAGCTATGTATTCCGATAACTTTTTTAAAAATGATCCAAATTTAGTAGATACATTTAGTATATTATATCTTGGTAAGTCTAAAAAAATACAGGTATCTTTTGATAATGGAGAAGTTATATTGACATATAGAAGATTTATACTTGACGAAAATGGAAATGTAATGATTCCAGATGATCAATATATATACAGATATGTTTTATATCATTGTGCTTCGATGTTAGCAACACGTTATTATATACAAGGTAAAGTAGATTATAGAATGTTAGATTATTTAAACTCAAATTATTTATTTTACACTGCTGCTGTAGGTAGTAAATCTAAAAACTTAACTAGAAGTAAAATGGAAGCTTTAAGACTTAAAAGAGGTGTTATAAGAAGTACGTTTAGATATCCAACAAAAAAACACTAATTTATGCAGAACTTAAAACTAATACCAAGACATTTAAATCAAGATTCTCAAAAAGATGGATATAGTCAATCTTTTTATTATGATGCGTTAAATATAAAATTAATTACAGACGAAAAAAATGGATATTGTGTAATATCTCCAGAAAGAAGTTCTAAACTAATATATACAATAGCAGATCATATTAATTTTAATGGTTATATATATATTCCAAAAAAGATATTAGGTATAGTAGAATACGGTGATATAGATAATATGTCTTTTCCACCGTTATTAGTATTTATAGCTGCTGAAAAAAATTATCATGAACTTAATCCTAACGGTAACTATTATGGAGTATTACAAGCTTTACATTTTTATCCAGATGGTGAGTTTGCTACTTCAGATATATTATTTGCAGGAGATTTAAATTTTGAGATAAATCATGATATAAAAGCTTATTCTTTAAAAAAGAAAAATTATAATAAAGTATACTTTTCTGATGGATATAATCCTTTAAGGCATGTATCGATAAATTCAGATATATTTTCACTTACGGTAGAAAAAATGGATATAGTATCTAATTCATCTTTGGGAAATATAGCACCGATAGATGTTGTTGGTGGGGGACAATTAAAAGCTGGTAAAATATACTATGCTATACAATATTTTGATGTAGATGGTTCGGAAAGTAATATTAGTCAAATAAGCACTGGAGTTGTTATATATGAAACTTCAACAAATGTATATACTTCAGCATATATAACTGGTTCTCCTTTAAATACTATGTGTAATAAAAGTGTAAGAATACAATTATATAAATTAAATAAAACTTATGATTATTTCAGACTTTATGCAATACATTATAACAATAAAGACCTTCCTCCAGAAATTAGAGTAGTTTCAGAATATTCAATAGATAAAACTTCAGAAGAAGATTATATTGAAGTAATAGATTCTGGTACAGCATTATATACAATAGAACCAGAATTATTTTCTGAGCTGGGTAAATATGCATTTGTATGTAATGATTTCTGTATAAAAGAAGATAGATTAATTGCCGTAGGAATACAAGAAGAACAAAATGATATAAATTATGATGCTAGAGTTTATAGATATGAATATAATTCTGATTCAACTTATATAACAGGTAATCCATTAAACGTACCAGAAAACGCCGATTGTATAAATCCAGATTCTACTATTTATAAATATAAAAAAAATAGTACAAAACTAGGAGGTACTGGTGTAAATATAGAATATGAATTTAAGCTTATTCCATTAGAAGTAGGACAATTTAATGATGACTATACAGAATTTAAAGTAATTAAAAAAAATATAAATATTCAAAATTTTATTGGAAACTATTATTTTAACAAAGCCAGTAATATAAATATAAATTATTTTGGAGATGGTTCAGATCCAGTATTATCTGAATTATTTGTAGGATATAAACGAGGTGAGATATATAGATTTGGAATAGAATTTTTAGATAGTAGAAACAGAAGATATAAAGTAAAATGGATTGGAGATATAAAATTTCCTGATATGTATGAAAGAAGTGTAGGATATCATACGTATAGTATAGATGGTAATGTTGGTGATGATTATAAAAGCTTTTTTGTAGGTAGTAATAAAAAATTATATTTCTTAAGTTTAGGAATTATATTTAAAGTAAGAAATGTTCCATTAGATAAATATAATAAAGTATATAGTTATAGAATAGTAAGAGCTGAGAGAACTATAAAAGATAAAACACGTATAACGCAAGGATTAATATCCAGCTTAGATGGAGATACAAGTAAAAATATAAGTTTTCCAGCTGGAGTTTTTATTAGTAAATATAGTGAGGATGATGATAAAACAGCGGCTATTAAATATTTAAAAAATTCTTATCATTGTAATTTAATAACTCCAGAAGATAAGATATTGAAATATACTTCTTTTAAAGGACATACAGTAAAACCTATTGCAGGTATAAAGTTTAAACCTAAAAGATGTGGTTCAACAAATAACTATTATAGTGGTGTTGAAAACATGCCAATGAACTATTATAATTTATCAAGTTTGTTATCAGAAGAAATGATACATAATTCAAGTATAATAGATTCTGAAACTGTTATAGCTACAAATGATATAGCGAATATACCTAAAGCAAATATAGGAGACCTTATATATTATAATGTAGTTATGGATCATAATTACGATTATCTTTCAATATTTCCTACTACAACTGTATTAGGTTTAGATGATACATTAGTTACAAATGAACCTTTTATAAACACTTTATATGATACAGTTTTATTAGCAGATATAGAAATACAAAATTCTGCTCAATATGGAGGAAATACTTATTATCAAAGAAAATTTACAATATATAAAACATGTGGTCATTTTAGATCCAGTATTATAAATAATAATTATTCTGATTTAGTATTTGGAGGAGATACATATATATCTTTATATGATATAAACTGGTGTTATCCAACGGCGGCTTATTATAGAAAAGATACACTTGGTGGAACTGAGAATGATTATTCAGAATTATATACTTATTCTTCTTTTGTTTTATTTCCAATAGAATCTTCTATAAATCTTGCTTTAAGACATGATAAAAGTTACATTAAAACTGGAGGTTATTTATTAAATACTGCAAGAGGTAATAAGTTATTACAGGAATTTGCTGGAAACTATGCGGGTAAAGTAGGATATGGTTCTAGAGATGATAATTCTAAATTAAATTATTCTCAAGATTACGATTTATTTCTTTATAATAATTCTTATTCTTCACAAGAAAATGTAATAATAGGTTTAGAAAAACAATTATCAGAACCCACAATATATCTTGGTAAAAATACTGTAAAAGTATCAGACTATTTAACTTCAAATATATCAGATAATTACATAAGATTTCCAAATAAATTTATGCTTAAAACAAATAATAATTTATTTGCAGTTACAAATTATAAACAATATATTTTATTATTTGAAGCTAACGCTGTTGGATTATTAAAAGTTAATTTTGATGTTATGACCCAAACTACTACTGGGTTAGTATCTTTAAGTAAAGAAAAAGAAAAAATAGAGTTTGAATATTTAAGTTCAAATTTTGGAACTATATATACAGATTCAGTAGTTAATGTAGATAGTAATATATTTTTTGTTGATACATCAAGTAAGTTATTAACCGTGTTATCAGATGGATTTACACAAATTCTTGGACTAACAAACTTATTTAAAAATAATATAACACTTAGTTCAAAAATAAAATGCATTTTAGATGATAAACGTTTATTTGTAATAAATAATAATTCTATTAATAGTTTTATTGTATCATATAATTTTGAAACTAAGGGATTTGTATCAAGACATGATTATATTATACAGGAATTTTGTAGTAGGTTTGATGGAAAATTATATATTACAAATGGTTTAAAATTATTTATACATAATGATGATACCACATTTAATAAATTTACAGATAATAATAATCACGTATCTAGTATTAAATTTCTTATTTCTCCTTTTTATAAACAACCAAAAGAATTTGTTGGATTAGATTTCTCTTTAAACGATAATCAAATATTACCTAAAAAAATTAAGTTAGAAACTTCTTATCAACATACTGAAAGATTGTTAATAGCTTACAATGATCCAAATATATCTAATATACATCCAGCAGATTTAAAACGAGATTATTGTGTTGTAAGAAAACGATTTAATAAACAGAATTTAATATTTCCAAGAATAAAAGGACATCCTGATGATAAAAGAATGCCGAAATTATATGATAATTATTTATTTATAGAAATAATTTTAAATGATTCTGTTATAGAAGATTATATTAGAATAGAAGATTTATCTGTTTATTTTGATACAATTTTTAATACATAATAACTTAATTTGTTATTTATTTTATATGTTAATTTTACATATATTTGTTTAAATGTTATTAAATTTGTAAAATGAAAAAGAAAAAACTAGCTTTAGGTGGATCTTTATCAGGAGGTTTATCTGGTGCATCTACTGGATTACAAATAGGTTCTATGTTTGGACCAGCTGGTTCTATTGTTGGTGCAACTTTAGGATTAATTGGTGGAGGAATATTAGGTAGTAAACAAGAAGATATTGCTAAAAAGCAAGCAAAACAAGAAATGTTATTAAGACAGCCTCCCATAGAACCTAAACAAGGTTATCAAAGAGAATTTGCATATGGTGGAGATTTATCTTTGAGAAGAAATATAAATACAAATAAAGGAACTGATCGTATACCAGTAGATGTTAATGGAAATCCCACATTAAAAAATAACATAGCTTTAACTGATGATGGAGAAGTTATATGGAATAAATATGTATTTTCGAAAAAGCTAGGATATGCTGATAAAGCCATGAATATAGCTAGTAAATATAAGATATATCTTGGTGAAAATTTTGATAAGTTTAGTCCTATACATATTAAAGATTTAAATAGGGAATTAGAAAATTTAAGATTAGAACAAGAAATGAATAAACCAAAAACAAAATTATCGAAGTTACCTAAATTACAAAAAGGAGCTAGTCTTAGTGAAATAGAATATCTTACTAGAGATATAAAAAAAGATTTATTACCAGGTGCAATAGGTCAAGGAACATCTTTATTAGCTCAGGGAATAAATTTATTAACTAATAAACCAAAAACAGTTTTACCACAAAATATAACTCCAAGATATTTAGATTACACTGAAAATTTACAAAATATATATAGTGAAGGTAATAAAGCCATAAATACAGTTATAGCTGCTTCAAGAAATAATCCAATAGATATAGGTACAGCTGTATCTAGGATATATAGTGAGATTGGAAAACAAGCTTCTGATTATAGAACTAAGATAGCTGCGGCTAATATGGATTTGTATAACAGAGCTCAAGAATTTAATGCAAAGTCTGCTGCTGAAACTAATGAATTAAATGCCAGAGAACAAGCTGGTTATGAAAAGGCTAAACAAAATCTATATCAAGGTATAGGTAATTTTACTTCAGGGCTTTCAAAAGATTTAATTAGTTCTAAATGGTCTGCTATAGGTTTATTAAATATGGGAGATAGATATAAATTTGATCCAGAAACTGGTAAAATAATAAATACAGCAAAGACTACGTCGACTACATCAACTACTGAAAATCCTACTAGTTATTTTAATTTTTCAAAAGCTCCTTTACTTGGATATAAACCTCCATTTAATAAATATTTTGGATATAAATATCCATATAACTTATATAAAACTAATATTAATTATGGCATATAGATATTTACAACCTACACCAATAGAATATAAAAGTTCTTTTGTAGCTCCTCCACTTGAATTATTAAATAATATAATACAGAATAGAGAAAGTAATTATAATGCTCTTATGTCTGCCATTACACAACAAGAAATGGAGCTTGGTTCATTACCTATGTTACCAGTTGATATGGAAATAAAAGATAAAATAATTAATGATTATTTTGAAGGAGCTTATAAACAATTAAAAATGGCTGATAATCCTGGGCTAGTTAGTGATATAATATATAAATCTATTGTAGATGCTAGAAAAGATCCATTTTGGACTGCAGCTAGTATGAAATTAGCTGATTATAATACATATAAACAACAATATGATCTCTTAAAAAAACAAGGTGCATTAGTAGAAAATAAACAACAAGGATTTGATAAATGGTTACAAACTTCTTATTATGATCCAAGTACTAAAGCTATTAAGATTACTACACCACCAGAATTTTATGAAAGACCAAATTATAGTGATATTATTTCTTCAATATTTAAAGGAGTAATACAACATAATAGAGGAGGTGCTTGGACAATATCTTCAGTAGATAATATCCCAGTATTAAAAAATGTACAAACTACAGGTTGGAGACCAGGAGAAGAAAGACTTGTAGAACAACAATTAACCGATGAAGCTTTAAATGATTTTATATCTAAGGTAGAACCAATACTAAGATATGATGATGAAGTTTTACCTCCAGAATTAGTAGAGATGAGAAATGAAAAAGGAGTAGAAAGTGCAGATTTTAAATTAAATCTAAAAAATTGGATAAAAAGAGATTTTGTACCTAATAAAATTATTAATTTATCTACATATGGATATAATGAAAATATTCAAAATATTCCAACTAGGTATACTCAAGAAGGTCCTGAAACTCCTAAACCTCGTATTAAAGTAAGTGTTTTTGGAGATGTGTTATCTGGTAATCAAGCTAATGCAGTATTTAACAAAGCAATGAAAAAATTCGTTACTACTTCTGCAGTTGGTGAAAAGATACCAATACCATTTATACAAAAAGAACTTAATAATTTGGGTATAGCTTCTTTTATAAAAGATCCTTACTTAGCAATGGGAGACATTAAAGAAAAAGATCCAATGTTACCATTGTTATATTCAACCTTCGATAAAGTTTGGAATAATTTAATGAAAGATAAACCTGTTGAAACCATGAGTCACTTAATATCTTTAATAGATAGAACGGAATTTAAAGATTTAACTGCTAAAGCATTAAAAGTAAATGAAATAGATGTTGGTGAATATGCTTCCTTAATGTCTAATACTAAGAATGAATTATTTAATAATCCTTATGATAGTTTTGAACTTATAAGTAGCAAAGGTGAATTTTTTAAAAAATCATTAAATAAACTTTTAACTTCAAGTACGTTTAAAAATCATGTAAAAACCAAAATACAAAATGATAAAATTGATAATCTTACTAAATTAGAAATAAATGATTATATTGGTGATAATACTAAAAAATATTTTCCGAACATAAATTTAAATTTACCTGGAGTTAATATAAATACTGGAACATCTCCTACATCAACTGAGTATGATGATAATACTCTAAAAATGTTTAATAATTTAAAGAATATGAATGCATTATCTGTATCTTCAAATGAACAAGCAAATTTAAGTAAAGGAAATATAACAGCAATTAATGGTCTAAACTTTGATCCTTTTAGTGGTTCTTTATTAGTTAATTTTACATATAACTATAATGATGAAAATCACACTACTGTTGGATCTATTATTCCTGGAAAAAGCTTTAAAAATACTAAAAATGCTGTAACAGATTTTCTTAATATATTAAGAGTTTATGATAGTGGTGAAAGTATTGATTTTATAATAAACGAATTAAACGCTGCAAATGTTTTAACGAATAATAAAGGCATTAATTATAAAGAAGGAATATCGTTAGGTAAATATACTGTTATGCCTTATATAGATGATAGTACAGAAACAGGATATTCATTTAGACTTATAGATAAAGAAACTAATGTTGAAGTACCTATAGGAGATAGAGAAACTCTTGTAAATGTGGCAGTAGGACTTGAAACTTTAAGAAAAACGTTTGATCTTAGATCACAAGGTTATGAAGTAACTAATGATGATTATAAGAAAATGTTAGAAAATAATTTTAAATTATTTAATAATTTAGATGATGAATATTTAAAAAATATAGTTAAACTACAATCTTATCAAGATGTAGTATTCTTTGGTAATTTATTATATGAAAATGAATAATACTAATCAATTTGGTTTACCAGATGAACCACCAGAAGGTACTGAATTAATAGATAATGAAAAATTTAGTAGAAAAGCTGTAACAGCTAGAATATCTCCAGAAGATATTGAAAATGTATTAAATAAATTAGATTTTTTTGATAAAACTATAACTCCCACAAAAACTTTTAAAAGTGAAGAAGAGAAACAAAATTATATAACAAGTATAACACTGGAAGATATAGCTAAACGTATAAATCCAGATCTTATAGAAGGAAGACGTTATGCTGAACCTGTAACAGAAGAAGAAAGAAAATTAGCAAAAGCTGCTGGAACATCTGCAATAAGTAATATAAATGTTTTAAAGGATTTAGCTTGGGCTAAACAATCAAATGCAAAAGAATATTTATATGCAGCTACAAAAGCTATTGGTATAGCTTTAGCAACCATGGTAGATAATACTGTTGGTACAACTGCTGGACTTATAAATTCAATTGGTTCAGATGAACCTTTATCAGATTTTATAAATAATCCAGTAAGTGCAGTAATACAAGATTTTGAAGCAGAGTTAGAAAACGTTTTACCAACGTATTATCCAAGTGATTGGGAACAAAGAAATACTGGACAAAAAGTTTTTACATCTAATTTTTGGGCAGATAATGTTTTAAAAAATCTTGGTTTTGCAGTAGGTACATATTTAAGTGGTGCTGGTGCTGGAGCATTAATTTCTAAAGGACTTAAAGCAGGAACTAGACGTATAATAGGACGTAAACTTGGTGAGAATTTTGGAGAAAAATTAGCTAAAGGAGAATTAGATGATTTAGCAAGAATTATAACTACAGACGCTAGTAAAACTAATTTAGCATTATCTGGACTTGAAATAGATAAAATAATAAAAACAGCTTCAACCTTAGAACGTACAAATAGATTAATAACTGGAGTAAGTTCTACATTATTAGGAATACAAGGTGAGGCTCGTGTAGAAGCTTTAAATGCAAGAGATCAGATAATGGATAAGTTAAGTAATGCAGTTGATGAAAAAGGTAATAAATTATTCGGAGATGATGAAGTTGTTAAATACGTTAATTCCTTAATGAATTCTATATTTATAATGAACTTAGCTATATTAGCTCCCACAGAATTTTTACAATTTGGTTCACATTTTTTAGGAAGCTATAAAATAAGTAATTCAATAAAGCATAGTATAGAAGGTGATATATTAAAAGGATTTGCTTTAAAAAAGACCCCAAAGTTTCTTAAACCTATAAATCCAGCTGTAAAATTAGTACAAAAAGGTACATTTGAAGGTAGTCAAGAATATCTTCAATTTATTGCAGAAAATACTGGATATTCAGTAGCTGATGATATTATAGATAATCCTGATGCATTTAAAAATGTATCAAATCTTTATTCTAGTTTTATAGAATCTATACCAGAAGGTATAGATCGAGCTACAAATAGTGAAGGAGCTATTAATTTTTTATCTGGATTTGTATTAGGTACATTAGGTATTCCAACATTTCAAAAAGGGAATTTTATATCTGGTGGTATTTATGAAGTTTTGAAAACAGATAAAGATAATAGAAAACAAGCTAAAGAAATTGTAGATTATTTAAATAAAAATATAGATGTTTTAAGAAGTTATGCTAATTTTAATATTGCGGGTTCAGCATTACAACTAGCTAAAGAAGCTGCATTAAAAGATAATGATGTATTTAAACATGAAAATGCTGAAAGTGAATTAATATTTCAACTGCTAAGTACACTAAATAGTGTTGGAAGATTAGATGATTTCGTATCACAATCAAAAGCATTTACTAATATAGATCTATCTAAACCAGAAGGACAAAATTTAATAAATGAAATAAAAGAATTATCCATTATAAAAGATGAATCAGGTAATGTTACAAGTAATGCTTTTGAATCCTTTAGTGATCAAGAAATAGCTGATATAGTAGTTAAAAGAAATAAAAAATTAATAGAAAAAGCTAAGTATGTAAAAGAATTATCTAATCGTGTAAAAAATTTAATGCCAGGACAAGATATACACACACAATCAAAGTTCATACATGACAATTATATGTTAAAAGAAATTGATACAAGATTAAAAGATATGAAACTTGAAATAGATACAAAATTAAAAGCTATTAATGCAGATATAAATATTTCCGTTTCAGATAAAGATATAATAGATCGTGAAAAATTTTTAAGACCTATATTAGAAACTATATATTCTAAAGATAAAATAAAATTAGATCCTGAAATATTTAAAAATTTACATAGTATCATTACGGATTTAAAATCCAAATCTATTGATACAGATTTTCAAAATACAGTTTCTACCTTAGAACAAACAGTTACTAATTTAGAAAACAATCTCAAACAATTTTTAAATGATTATGAAAGTATAGATATTAAAGAAGAACCTGGTAATGAATTTAAGAAATCTAAAATAATTACTGAATTTTTAAATAAATCTACAGAAACCATCAAAGAAATAAATTCAGAATTAATGACTATTTCTGATATTTTAAATTCTGACCGTTTAGAAGAGGAAAAATTTATTGCTGAGAAAAAAAAGTTAGATGAAGAGTTACATAAATCTATCTTAAAAACTACAAATAAAGATAATATACATTTATATGCTTTAATGGAACAAGTTAATAAATCTTATGTAGATAAAGTATTTAAATTTATAAAAGAATCAGGAGATTTAAGACTATTACCTGATTTAGAAAAGGTAAGAGATTTAGCAAATGATTATTCTAAATTATCCCGTAGAAGAATATCCATAGCAAGAGATGTAACGATGATACTTAAAGAACTAGATAGCAAAAAAGGATCTACTATAAAAAACATTATAGATAAAGCCTATACACATACAAATAAAGTATTATTTAAATCTAAAATGAACAGATTATCAGCACAACCTTATTTATATAGAAAAGAAGAAGGTACTGATAATAAATATAGATTAGTAGAACTTATAAATTTAACTGAGAATGAAGATGAATCTTATACTATAAATTATAGAAACATAAAAATAGATGAAAAAACAAATTTATCTTTAAAAACTGATATAGTAAAACAAGAAAATATTAATGATTGGTTTTCAGAAATAGAATTATTAGATATAAATTTACTAGAAGGTAAAGGTCCAAAAATAGTAGAAAACCAAATAAAACCTGGTACTAAAGTTGAAGAAAAACCTACTACTAAAGCTGAAGAGAAACCTACTGAAGAAAAACCTGCTGAAAATATACCTACTACTAAAGCTGAAGAAGAAACTACTACCAAAGCTGAAGAAAAACCTTCTGAAAAAACTATGTCAGAGGAAAATAATGTTTCAAATATATATAAAGATACAATAGATGCTTTTAAATTTGTTAAAGGAGAAAGTCCTAGTACTAGTGGTGTATTTACAGCTGAAAAACCTGATAAAGCTTTTGTAATATTTGAAAATCCAGAAGATCAACATGTACATATTGGCGCTGTTGGTAGATTATTAAAAGTTACTCCAAAAGAAAGAAATCCTTATTATATACTTGGATTAGACGATGGTAGAGCTTTTTATGTTATAAATTCTCAGCAAGAAGATAGAACTAAATGGATTTTAAGTCCTAACAATATATTAAAATTATCTAATTTTGAAGGTACTTGGGAAGATGAAACTAGTTATACAATGATACCATTTAATGGTAATATGTATAAAACATCAAATTCTAAAGGTATAATATATATAGATAATTTAGCTTTAGTAGAAAAATTAAAAGAAGCTCAGGCAGAAGAAAATATAGAAGATATACCTGAAGATATAGATTTCATAGATGAAGAAAATATGAGATCTAACATAGATATGTTTAACAAGGAAGTTAAACTAAGTGATCAGGAAGAATTAGAAATACCAAAGGAAATAGAAGGTACTGAAGAAAAACAAGAACAAGAACATACAGAAGAAAATGTTGTAATATTTAATACTACTGAAATACAAGATCTTGATGAAGAAAAAGCAGAAAGTCTAAATATAGCTCCTGCTTCTATAGTTTATTATAATAAAGGCAAACATAAAAAAGTAATAGAAAATTTTGATTTAGATATAAATGAACAAAAAGATAATTTTGATAAATTAATAAAAATATTAGGTAAATTAACTAAGTTAGATGAAAATAGTTTAATAGGTTTGATAGCTAAACACACACTATATGTAAATAATAAGATAGCTTTTGTATTTAATACAACGGATAAACTTAATATAGATTTTGACAAAATTAAGTTATTCAATAAAATAATAAGTTTTAAAGAATACGATAAATTAAGTGAAGCAGAAAAAACATTTTTAAATGGATTTTCAACAACTATTCCTGGTACAAATTATAAAGCTATTGTATTTTCTTCACCAGCTTTGAAAGAATCTAAAGGATATAGATTAATTAGAAAAGCTACTAAACTAGAAAGTATATATGGTGGAAATTACGTTGTAATTGATGTGGATAAAAATGATCCAAAATTAAAAATACGAAAAAATGTTGCAGAATACGAAGGCTATAAATGGAAAATAAAACAACTAAAATATTCATATAATCCTGCAATAAAATTTATGGGATATGAATTAAGGCTTAATAAGATATCTCCTAATGTAATAGTAAAAGCTAAATTAGTTAAAGATGTAGATTATATAGAAAAATATAATGAAGATGGTGTTCCAGAATATTATATGCCTACTCAAGAAATTATACCATTTAATAAAACACAATATAGACATACATTTGTAGTAAATCCAGCAGCCAACTTGAAAATAATAAGTTCAATGGATACTTATTATGTTGCATTATATAAAATGGGTAATTTTAAAACATTTATAAAAATCCCAAAGAAAGTTTATATTAGAGAAATAAAAACTAATGGAGATTTAAGTAATAGAGCTTTTCAGTTAAATCATAACGATAGATCAAATTATTTAATATTAACTGATTTAGAAGGTAATGGTGTACCATTTAGTAAAGTTTATGATAATATAGAAACAAATTTAGACGAAGAATCTGATTCTGATGATATGAAGATAAGGTCAGACTTAATACATCATGATCCCAAAGAATTACCTTCAGAAGCTGTATATTTTTCACATACTCCAAAAGTAGAAAATAGTTTTTCAAAGACTATAAGTCCTATAATTATCTCAAGAGAAGAATTAGAAGAAGACGAAGATTTGAACTTAGTACAAAAAGATTTTATAACACAAGAAAAATATGATAAGGCTTTAAAAACTTTTAATATACTTAATCTTTTAGATGAAAATGCTGAGAGTTCTGTTTTAGATGCTCAAGTAGAAAATATGTTTACTATAAATAATGTAAGTGCAAACATATTATTAAACCAATTAAAAGCATCTAAATATAAACTAAGAATATTAAAAGCTAAAGATTTTTATCCAAAACCTGTATTAGAATATTTAGATAGAAAACTAAAAGCTTCAGGATCAGAGATTACAATTGATGATGCATTAATTGGAGTATTATATAATCCAGCAAAAAAATCTTATGCATATTTAAAGGAAGATAATACGGTAGGTTTTACACAAAATCTTGAAAATTTCTCAAATGAAGATGCCAATGGAGGGATATTTACACATTTTAGTTTAGCAACTGCCGAACATTATACTACATCAGGAATACTAAGATATAAACTACCAGATCCAAGATATATTAATCCTAGTAAGTTTGAGTCCATGTTTAAAGAAGTATTTGATTTTGTAGCTTCTAAAGAAGATTTAAGTAAATTACTAACAGTTTATAATAATTTATATGAAGATGTTTTAAAACTAAAAACCAAGCTATCACAAGAATTCGAAAATTCCAAGATAGAATTAATGAAAAAACATTCAAATAAAAAAGATAAAGAATTTATAAGTGGGTTAGAAAAAAATATAAAAGAAGAAGATCCTGATTTAGAAGCAAATAAAATATATCAAAATATACTAAATAAAACACGTAAAAGATTTTATAGAGAAAAATATAACGATTATTTTTCAAATAGTAGTTTATATAAAGAATATGAAAAATTATTTACAGAAACCATTGGTGAAGTATATAGATCAAGCTATAAAAAAACCTTTATAAATCCTATAAAAAGTAAATTAGATAAATTATCTTTAAGTAGTCCATTAATGATTTCTATTAAAAATAAAAGTATAGGAAAAGCAAATAAATCTATTGATTTAGTAAGATTGAATGAATTTACTGATATAACCTCATCCATAAAAATAGCAAGTAAACATAGTTATATTGTTGAAGGTATGCCCTATATAACATATAATGAAACCGATGTTCCTATTGTAATGGATAGATTAGATTCGAGTGATGCTCAAATAGTAATAAAATTATTAGAGGCTTTATTAAATAATTCCGTTGTATATAGTAATGGAAAATTAGCTTTAAGAAAAGATCTTGTGCTAGAAGATGGTTCATCTGTTGATTTAATACAAGCTATAAAAAATATTGTAGGATTTAGTGTAGCTAACATTAAACGTGATAAAGGAAGTGAATTTGAAAATATGTTAGTAAACTTAGAATCTCGTATAGGATTAATTCAAAGAGTATTAAGTACAAGTAATCTAGATAAAAAAGATGAGTTATCTCTTAATAATGAGTTAAATAATTTATTTGATAGATTAGAATCTTTATATAAAGATCCAAATAATTTATTAAATAAAAATCCTAAATATCATTTCTTTTTAAGATTATTATCTAAAGATGGTATTCCAAAAATACATCTTTTCGGTAAGATATATAATTTTTATATAATTAAAGATAATAATATTATATTAAATCCTGAATTAGTAGAAGCTTTATCAAGAGATCTCGTAGGTAACGATGTAACTCCTGGTTTTTATCATAATGTAAATAAATCTGTTTTAGATAAAAAAACTAAAATAGCTAAACTTGAAAATGATAAATTAACTTTCATAGATGTAAACTATAATGATTATATAAGTAGCAGAGCAAAAATTACAAATTTAAATTATAAAGGTTTTCCTTTATTTCTTAATCAATATATATCGTATGACACAGATATAGAAGAAAAAGAAACATTAGATGAGCTTCCGACAGGTTATGGATTCTTAGAAGCTTTTACTGGAAATAATGAAACATCTATTAATGAAGTAATAAACTTAGCATTACAAGAATTTTATAAAATAGCATTAAATAGTGGTAAATATCCTAATATATCTAAAGCAGAAATATTAATAAGATATTTTATAAATAAACCTTTAGATGATGTAATGTCTAAAGCATTTGATATACTAGATCAAAACTTAAAATCTGGTAATTTAGATAAAAGTGTAAAGTTAATACAAGATTTGTTAAACACAACTTCAGCTAAATCAGCTGATAATGAAGTAAATAAAATACGTAATCTATTATATAGTACATTAAATAGTATATTAGAATCTTATAAAAATAAAAAAACTAGTTTAAATGAATATGTAGAAAAATATTCTGAATTTATAAAAGAAAAATATCCATCTTTAACTACTGGATTATCTGAAGAAGATAAAAAACTTATTGAACAAGAAGAAGAAACGAAAGTTTTAGTAAAACATTACAACGATTTTTTAAATTCTTCTTTAGAACATTCATTATGGTTAATATCATTTTTAGATAGAATGGCTAATTCTCCTGAAATTAAACTTGATACAGAAAGTAGTATATTATTAAGTAATATAATGGATAGTTTAGATACCGTAAAATTATCTGTTATTAATTCTATTAATGAAGCTTACTCTCCTGTAACTGGAGGATTTTTGTTAGATTCTTTATTTGAGAATACAGATATTATAAATACATTACCTATATTACTTGAAAAACTTATTCAAGATTATCATGAAGGAGAAGAATTTTCATTAATAAAGAGTTATAATAGTCCCATAAGTAATGATGAGAAAAAAGCTACTATTAAAAAGAGATTTGGTAATTCAGTAAAACTTGTTATAGTAGATTCTTTATTAAATGGTAAAGCTTCAGGTGCTACAATAGGTAATGTAATACAACTAGTAGAAAATGCTTCGAAAGATGTTCTAGATCATGAATCTTTTGAAGTAGCATTTAAATTATTAACTGAAGATGAAAGAAGAGATATATTAAATGAAGCTAAAAATAATCCTATATTAAAAGAAAAATTAAGAGAGTTTAAAGAAAATGGTACATATGATCAGTATAAACAAATATATGGTGAAGATGAAGATAGAATAATAAAAGAAACTTTAGCAGAAGAATTTGTTGATTATGTAAAATCTTCTGGTACAAAAACTTATAAAAATAATCCTTATAAAAACTGGTTTTTTAAATTTATATGGGAGTTTTTTAATTGGGTAAAGTCTTTATTAAATAAATCTTATACTATAGATCAACTCTTTTATGATATAGAAAATGGTAATTTCAAAGATAGGGTATTCAGTGATATAGATTCTACTATAAATTACAAGTTAGAACAAAAATATGATATTTATTTTAATCCAAGAATAATAAATAAAATATTTTCATCTTTAGATGTTTTACTTGGTAACTATTTATCAAACAACGATTTCGACATAAATAAAGATTTAGTTGAAAAGATGTTTAAAGATTTTCGTGAAAATAAAATAAAGTTACCTTTAATTATAAAAGATGAGTTTTCAGCTAATTTATATAAAGATTTAGAAGAAAGTGAAGAACTTAGATATGAGATAATATCGCAATATAGAAATAAATTAGTAAGATCGAAACTTTTAGAAGAAGTAGAAACTTTAGATAGTATAGTAGATGATACAGAAGAAGATCAATTATCTAATGATAGTTTATCGTTATATGGAGATGATAGAAATTTAAAATTTAATATTCATAAGCATACATCTGGTAATGTACGTACCTTATTATTAGGTATTCCAAAAGAAGATATTAATGAACTTGGATTAAAAGAAGCTTATCCTGTTACTGAAGTTATACATAAACTATCTAATATTTTAAATGGAATAACTAGTTATGATGAAGCTTTAATTATAATGAAGAAAAATTTAAATGATAACGTTATAAGAAGTGTTTTAGGAAGATTATATTCATTGGATAGTAACAAAATAACTAAAGCTTTAGATTTATTATCTAAACGTACTTCTTTTGTGCAAGCTTTCAGTAAAGTACCAGTAAATTATGTATCTTTATTATTATCTAAAGAAGGTAATGCAGTTGTAAATAACAGCTTAATAAATTTAGAAAATCAAATCTTAATAAAACTAAGAAATGATTATATAAGTAGAGAACTAA